GGAGTGTCGGAAGGCTGGATGATCCCAAGCAATCAATTAGATCGTAAAGCAATTGCATTAGTGAAGGGTTCTAGGACTATTTTTGACAAAATTGGTAGCGTGTTGCAATTGCGTAGATTGCAGTTCATGGTTTCTTCATCAAACTTACAGGCGATTCGTTTTGCCGAAGTGTTATATTTCGAGAGAGAAGCTACGTTAGCCCGATATGGTCCAGAGGGCGATGATTATTATATTTATGCGAGGTTTTATTAATGGGAGCGATATTCTCTAAGCCAAAGATGCCAGATACGTCTGCGATCCAGCAGGCTCAGTTAAAAGCAATGGAAAAGCAAAGTGAGTTATTAGATAAGCAGGAAGCTAGGATTGATGCTCAGGAAGAAGAAGCATTGAAGCAGGCGTCTGCTAGAGCAAGATCAAGGCGCATGGCTCGTGGTGGTTTCCGTATGTTGTTATCTCCATTGCGTGGTGGCGAGGCTGCCCAGGGGATAACTGGTTCTGATACAAAATTAGGGGGTTGATATGGGATTCGGTGGATTCGGTGGCTTCTTTAAACCTTTTAAGCCTATCAAGAAAAGGGTAACAAAAACATTTAAAAAAATTACTAAACCAATTACAAAACCTATCGAAAAAGAATTAATTAAACAGTTTGGTCCAGATGGTCCTAGTCCAGAGCAAATTGCCGCACAAAAGAAGGCGGATGAACAATTAGCTCAACAGATTAAAAAGATTAATGAGCAGGAAAAGAAGCTGAGTGATAAACAACAAACACTCGCGTCTACAACATCTCGATCTCGAAGGGTGACAAGACGGTCTTATCGTCCATTACTATCTACTGCCAGACAGAATGCTGCAGGTGGAATTAAGGGTTCATCTGGGAAGTTGGGTGGATAATGCCATTAAAGAAATATCAGAATCCATCTGGCGGCTTAAATGCCGCAGGCAGGGCTTATTACAAAAGGACTGAGGGTGCGAATCTAAAGCGCCCAGTTAAGTCTGGTGATAATCCCCGCAGGGCTTCATTCCTGGCAAGGATGGCTGGCAATTCTGGGCCTGAGCGTGATAGCAAGGGAAAACCCACTAGGTTGTTGTTATCACTCCAGGCCTGGGGCGCATCATCTAAGGCTGACGCCAGGCGTAAGAGCGCTGCTATTTCCAAACGTTTAAAGAATAAGGGTTAGATATGGCTCACATGGAACCACGAGAAATAATGAAGAGGGCCGATAAAGCTGATACCAGAAAGGAGCAATGGCGAAATATCTATGAAGAATGTTATGAATTCGCATTGCCGCAACGCAATCTGTACTCTGGCTACTATGAAGGACGGACTCCAGGGCAAAACAAGATGGCGAGGGTATTCGACGCTACAGCGATTAACTCGACGCAGCGTTTTGCCAACAGGATTCAGTCAGCATTATTCCCGCCCTATCGCAACTGGTGTACTCTTCAAGCAGGAAATGACGTTCCGGCTGAGCAAAAGGATGAGATCAGCGCAGCTCTAGACGTTTACACCGACAAGATGTTCGAGACGATACGTCAGACTAACTTCGATCTCGCAATGTCAGAGTTTTTGCTAGACCTTTGCGTCGGTACTGCTGTGATGCAGGTTGTACCAGGGGATGGTGATGCGCCAGTTAGGTTTACTGCTGTCCCGCAATACCTGGTCAGCCTAGAAGAAGGGCCTCATGGTGTTGTGGATAACGTCTATCGTCGCATGAGAGTGCGGGTTGATGTGATCCAGCGGCAATGGCCTGACGCCAAAATGCCTGAAGAGTTAGCCAGGAAGATGGATGACCATCCAGAGGAAGAGGTCGATCTGTTAGAAGCCACCATTTGGTCGGAGTCTGAGCAGACATATTGCTATCACCTGATATATGCCAGAGATAAGAAGGCAGCTGGAGCAGCTGAATTGGTGTATCGCACCATGAAGGTCAGCCCCTGGATTGTCGCTAGATATATGAAGGTTGCTGGTGAAGTGTATGGCCGAGGGCCTTTGGTTAGTGCGCTGCCAGATATCAAGACTCTCAATAAGGTAAAAGAGATGATCTTGAAGAATGCCTCAATCGCAGTGTCTGGAGTCTATACAGCAGCGGATGATGGTGTACTCAATCCACAGAACATCACGATTGCGCCTGGGGCGATTATCCCGGTTGCGAGAAATGGTGGTCCCCAGGGCGAAAGTCTAAAGCCATTGAAGGCAGCTGCTGACTTTAACGTGAGCCAGCTGATCATTAACGATATGGTGATGGGCATCAAGAAGATGCTGCTGGACGATACCCTTCCCCTGGATACTCAATCAGCTCGATCTGCGACTGAGATTGTAGAGCGAATGAAAGAGTTATCTCAGAACATGGGTGCAGCATACGGACGATTGATTACAGAGTGCATGATGCCTCTAGTTAATCGAATCCTGTATGTGATGGATGAGAAAAACATTGTAGATATGCCAGTTAAGGCTGATGGCAAAGTGGTGCGGGTTGTTCCTGTATCTCCACTAGCCCAGGCTCAAAACATGGAAGACCTACAGAATGTCCTTCAATTCGCTCAGATTGCCCAGGCTGCTGGATCTATGGGCCAGGTTGCAGTCAATCAGGATGAGATGATTGATTACATCGTTGAGAAGATGGGCGTACCTAGAAGGGTTGTGAATAACGCTGAGGCTAGAGCTGCAATCATCCAAGAGATGCAGAATGCTGCTGCAGAGATGGCTGCTCAGCAACAAGGTGGGGCGCCTAATGCCGGATGATATTGATAAGGTTTTCGTGCGATGCTTTTCCACGAAAGACGGGCAGGCTGTTTTAGAGTATTTGAGAAACATGACAATAGAGCAGCCTACCTGGTTCCCTGGGGATGACCCCTCTCATGGATTTCACCGAGAGGGTCAAAACTCAATCGTCAGGGACATTGAAAAGCGTATAAAGAGAGGGCGTGATATATGACAGAAGAAAATCTGGCCGTTAGCGATAACTCAGAAGATGAGCCGCAAAACGACAACCAGGAGCAGGAAACCTTACTAAAAGTTGAAAATGCACCACAAGAGGAACAAGCTCAAGAACCTGAGCCGATGCCTCATCTAGAAACTGACCAGGACGTTGACGACCAGATTGAGTGGGGTGAACGACCGAGTTGGATACCTGAAACACTTTGGACGGATAAGGATGGACCAGACGTCGAAGGTGCATTCAGGGAGCTAGAGAAAGTCAATAAAGACTACAAAGAACTCAGAACTAAAATGTCTCAGGGATTGCATAAGGCCCCTAAGGATGGGAATTATGCAACCGATATCTTTACAGAGGCTAATGTTGCTGATGACGATGAGGTAAAGAATTCATACGTTGAACTGGCCAAGAAGCATGGAATCAGCCAGGAAGCATTCAACGATATGGCATCTCTTTACTTTGATGCAGTCGGAGCAGCTGAGGACTTTGCCAAGACCAGCATTGAAGAAGAAAAGAGCAAACTAGGTCGAAATGCAGATAGCATTATTAGCGAGACTAGTGCCTGGCTTAACAAGCTAAGCAGCTCTGGGGTTCTGAGCAATGATGAGATTGAGTCTGTGGCTAATGCATCAACTAATGCTACATTCATCAAAGCTCTAAACAAGATCCGACAGTCTTATAACGAGGCTCCAATACCAGCCAACGAAATCCAGGAAGGCAATCAACCTGATCGAGCAGAACTCGACTCAATGGTTGCTGATCCGCGCTATGGAAAAGATATGGCTTACACTAAAAAGGTTGAAGAGGCTTTCTACAAGGCTTATGGTGAAGCGTAGGGCGTAACAACCCTGCAAAATTAAACGGTTGAAAGTTGCATCTCGATAGTATCGACGATATATTCGAGGGTGACTGACAACCGTTTTTTTACGGCCAGTTCTCGCAATGTCGGCCCAGATGGATAACCGTAGCGATGTTAAACCTTATTTATTTTTTTGAAAGGAAAAACAAATGGCTGTTTCTATCAGCAATGCATTTGTAACCCTTTTTGACAGTGAGGTAAAGCAGGCTTACCAGGCACAACGTGCATTGGCAGGGTTGACACGCGAACGATCTGTCGAGGGTTCAACAGTAAAATTCCCTAAGATTGGCAAAGGTACTGCGACTGTTAGGGTTCCACAGACTGACGTAACACCTATGTCAGTTACATATAGCCAAGTTACAGCAACGATGGAAGACTATATCGCAGCAGAATACAGCGATATCTTCAACCAGGCTAAAGTCAACTTCCAGGACCGAGCTGAGTTAGTTCAGGTTGTTTCTGGTGCAATCGGTCGACGTATGGACCAGGTTGTTATTGACGCACTTGTTGCTGCTTCAGGCACAAACACAGTGACCAACGACATTGGTGGTACAGATACCAACCTTAACGTTGCTAAGCTGCGGGCTGCTAAGAAGGCAATGGACGCTAAAAACGTTCCAGCACAAAACCGAGTCATCATCGCTCACGCGAACAACATGGACTCTTTGTTAGCTGAGACTGCTGTTACAAGTTCAGACTTCAATACTGTAAAGGCTTTGGTCCAGGGTGAGATTGATACATTCCTAGGCTTCAAGTTCATCAATCTTGGTGATCGAGACGAAGGCGGCTTGGCAATTGATGGTTCTAGCGACCGAATCGTATACGCATTCCACAAAGATGCGGTTGG